GATAACGTCTGGGGCTTTTTGTTGTTGTTCGCTCATCTCGCCCCACCAGCCGTAACATTAAGTCTATTTATACCAACACGCCAATCACCTAATGAATTTGCGTCTATTCTTAATTTAACTTGCCTGCCTGTAAATCGCAGAGATGTTGGATTAGACATGGAAAACGCCCCATAGGATCGTTCAGTTCCATTCGGGTAAAACCTCGTCTTAAATGTAACTGTCACGTCACCCTGCGTCTTTTCATCTGGGATCATTTCTGTGACTGACATTACACTTTCGCCAGTGCCTAGCGCAATTGATCCGCTTTCAGCAAATGGTGTAAGTGAGCCATAATCAAATCCGATTTCATGCTCGTATAACTTGTTGTTTTCTGCGCTTGCCCATATTGGTTGTCGATATGTACCCATATCATAACCAGCAGTTCTGCCTAGTTCACCAATATACCAAGTATTCTCAACGTAGTTATAAACGCAATATCTGTCATTTTCTGTAGATGACCCAGAAGGATAGAACCAGAATATCTCGCCGTATGTGCTATTAGTCACTGCAAAAGTTTTTGATATTTGCGCTCGGTTTATATCTGAAAAGACATAATCTGATATTTCGCTTTCAATTTGTTGTACTGCTCCGCCTGCATATGCATAGAATGAGTGATTGCCCATCCAGAACGCGCCCTTATCAACTGATGCTATGGCTTTGTTCGCAATTAATCCGCAACTAGCCCCAACACGCTCGATGCCGTAGACATATGGCGCTCCAATGTAAGTCGCAACGTGAGCATCCATACTTGTTAATATTAAAGTTTGGCCTTGCACACGTATGCCAGCCATAATTCTGCCACTTGTGTTAAGCTCTAAATCACCAGCTTCATTTGTTGCGGCTGGCGTCCATGTGGAGCTATCTTCCCTGTCACACCATTGCACCTTACGTTGATTTCCGCCTGCCCCTAATGCGAACAAAAATCTTTCTTCAGTTACGACAATGCTTTCATTGCTTGTCGGTGCATTTGATAGTAATGCGGCTGGTGTAGAATTATTTATTTGCCACTCATAAATTTTTCCATCATCTTCATTACACGCAACAAGGTATTCACCCCAAGTATCTAACGACCAAGTTGTTGCAGGCTGTATTCGCGCTGTATCTGGGCGAGCTACGCCGTAGGCATACTGCCCAAAATAACTGCCACCATATCCTGTAAATGCCTCGGCGTCTTCACGTCCATTAGCTATACCAGTTGGCGTTATGTCGTGTCGCACGCCTTGGGAAGTCCAGCTATAAAGTTTATTATATGTTCCGCCAACAATGTAACGATCTTGGTCGTTTCCAATCCAAGTAATCATGCCACGAATTTTAGCATTAGCCGCCGTGTCTGATCGAGTACGCCAGCCGCCCATCGGGCGCATTGTGCCATCAACCCAACGAATTAAGTTGGCGTCACGCCAGCGCCCAGATGCTTGTAATTCAGTACCATTTCGGTAAATGCCAGCAGGGATGTCTAATGGTATTAGTGGCATGTTTACCTCATTGGTCTAAGTTACTGTGACTATAACATATTTTTATGGTTATTAACAATATAGCCTTTATGTTGGTTTAGTCGGCCAAATGTTAGGCTCTGGCCATCGAGAGTCATTTGGCAAATCCCTTAATGCTTGCCTGTAAACTCTCATTTCTTCACTCATAACAATATCAGAGCATCCTAGATAATCTGTTTCTAGTAAAAGCTCATTTCGTTTTTCGCGTGTGCATACTTCTGTACTGCTACTCATAATCTTGACCTTTCATTATGCAATTGGTGATGTCGCTAGTTTAAGATTTATATTATTTGCTCCAATAACAATACCACCATAGTTTCCCCGACCAGCACAAACATATGCTTTATGTCCTGCGCCCAAATGTCTTACAGAATGACTGAAATACCAAGTAGTACCCCCCCCGCCACCGAGCTTATTGCTATTACCCCCACTATAAAATATATAATCCGCAACTTGCCAATTAGTTGAGTTTATTTGCACTACAAGATAAACGTAACCGCCGTAATAGCTGTTATGTATGATTTCATCAAAAGTCAAATTGCCGTAAACCATTCCAATGCTATCAGTGCTAGGGAAAGTTAGTTGGCCAGCAATGATACTTGAAGGCGGTGCTGATCCCCTAATTGCACCCAAATATTGTGTTCCATTCATACCATACCAATCCCCTGATGGGTTAGTAGTATAAGTTGTTGAAGAGCTAGGGGCAGTTGATGTTGACTCCGAGAAACCGCCCGCAGGCTGTTCAGCCCAAGTTAGACCGCCTGTATTTCCTGATTGTGCTGTAAGCATATAACCATTAGTGGGGCTGTTAGAAACTTTAAGATTGGCCTCATCAACTACGTTACTAGCTATGGTTAAAGATGTAGAGCCTGTAACTTCGCCTGTGTGTGTTAAATTTGTATTCGTATCTGTATTCACAACTGTTTCTGTAGCAGTAGATAAGCCAGTGACGTGTCCATATGTATCAAGAGTAATATCTTGGATGTATGTTCTGCCAGAGTTATTTGACGAGCTTTGAGTCGATGTATCGCTGTGGCTTAGTGTTACGTCGCCAGTACCGCCGCCCGATAAGCCAGAACCAGCGGTAATTGTTTGGTCATTTTTAGCGTTAGCTTCAATGCCATCTAATTTAGCATGATCTGCTGTAGTAAAGTTTTCATCTGATATTTGTGAGTTATTTGCCAATTCTACCCATGCGCCTGCATGTGCAAAATAGCCTTTACCTGTAGCGTGAACGTGAGCAAACATGCCGTGATTATCTGATGCAGATGGTAAATCACTTAGTGCTGAATATACGTTAGAAAATAGAACCTTATTACCATTTCCATCAATATCGCCTGTCATCGTTCCACCAGCTTTTGGCAAAGCCGCATTTGCAGTAGTGTTTAAAGTTTGTATATCTACGCCATCTACTGTGCCGCCAACTGTAATATTTCCAGTTGCGCTTATTGTGGTAGCCGCCACTGTAGACGCAGAGTTTGCACCAATTGGCGTTCCATCGATTGATCCAGAGTTAATATCAATGCCAGTTACAGGCGTCGTACCATCTAAAAGATTATCGACGTTATCTAAATTGGTATTTATCTTTGTACCCCAAGTATCCTCGGACGCACCGACTTCTGGTTTTACCAGACCATATGTGGTTGTTGTAGTATCTGCCATGTTAAACTCCTATAGTTGGCCTTTCGGCCTAATATCGTTCATCAATGTAAGAGAAAGACGCAGTAGGCGCTGATCGCATACTGCCACAAAAATGCTTTAATTGCAACATTATGCGGCTGTCCATATTTCTGTTACTTTCGGTATTAATTCCCATTTCTCAATTGCGTTGCATGTTGTCGTTGTGGATGCAGATGTCGCACCAGAAAATGACATAACTCTATTGGGCGTTGCAGTGACAGATGAGGTTGTGGTTATTGTTGCGCCAGACTGATTAACATCCGACCCAATAGATGCTGTAGTTGATACTCCAACAACATTGTTTGACGCAACCTCACGAACACGCTCCATATCTGAGGTGTTTGTTGAAGATGCAGATATTGCTGATCCAGTGCTTTGCACTCTATTCGCTGTAGCTGTAGCGGTTGACGCTGTTGCAATAGTTGACGAGCCAACAACATCAAATACAAAAGAAACTCCGCCGAATAATGTGCATGATGACGTTGCGCTTGCATTTCTATCACGACCAGCAGATGCAGTCGTGCCTGACGCTGTGATTGCAATTGAGCCACTTAATCTAGCTCGTATAGCAGAAGAGGCTGTAGCTGACACAGCGACAACTGCACCAGCCCCATCAGTGACAAATCCATCTAGCCCAAAATTATATGAGCCGTATGTACTTTGTCCAAATCCACCACGATATTCAGCCATTTATTAATCTAACGTAATATCAAGATCGCCTGCTGGTAATCTAAATACATCACCAGTATCAATTGCTTTGCTTGTTGTTAGCGCCGCGTATGCAATTAAGTTTCCGCCAGATGATGCATCAAATACGCCAATGTGAGTAACTGTCCCATATCCTGCTGTAGCCGTAGGATATTCAACAGATGCAGAATTTGATGCAGTGTTTCCAGATACAGTGAACGCAACTGGTTTGCGTGTGTATCCACCACCAGTTACTTCAGTACCGCCACCAGTGTCACTTGGTGCGGCTGTATATAGTGCAACATGCCACGCAGTAGGACGTGTCACTGATGATGTAGTAAACACATAGTTTAATACTCTTGTTTCGAAATCGTTTGAAAAACTCATTTTAATATGCCCTTATTTTCATGCGACGACCAGAGCCGCCATATTTAGTTTGATCGCTGACTGCATTAATTGCGTCAACGGCGCTTTGATACAAAGCCGCCCAAGTAGTAATTCGAGCGTCTTCTTTTAAATATGGGGCTGAGTGTACCAAAGCTCCATACAAATAAGCATCTGGATATTCGCCCAGAA